AAATGCCACGCGTGGACCAACACTTGCCCAGTCTAGGACGATGTTCTTGAAGCGCCCCATATCTCACCCTCATTGAGCGAAGTCCGGTTATCTCGCTCGTTTGGTAAGAGTACCACTTGTTGGGCGTTGTTACAATAGATATGTGATCTATATAGATTTGGTAGACATAGCAAGTATGAACGCTCGTGTGATCGCTCTTGGCGCTGTGTCATCGTGAATAGCCTCAAGCACTCCAACGGTTACTCCGTCTTCATCGAATATCCACCCGCAAATTGACAAGCTATTACCATCAATCGTCATCATCTGCAACGTCGATATTCTTTGCATCATTGGCCCCATCAGCTCCCACGCGTCTGCGATATTGCTTGTGTAGTACGGCACTGAATCAACTGGCACGTCATAGTCTGGTTGCATCCAACACGGCTCTCCTCGATGATAGCCAGGCTTCCACCCCATCAATATAGCTGCGTTCACATCTAACTCATTATCCGTCATCGCCATCACTTCTTCTCTATTCACGACTACCTCCCAACTTCGGCGCGTCTCGAAACTTCTTGCTATTCCTGATCGTCTCAATCTGCGCGGCGTTGATCCCGTTCACCGCCAATGACTTATGACTCCCGCCACCGTGTGGCTGCTCTAGTTCCTTACGTCGCCATCGCTTGATAAACGCGGTTGTCTCTGAGCCTCGTGATGGCTGCTCAACGTCGAACGCCTTAACCATGTCGTCTAGTACGAGGATGTTGTCTCGTAGTATCGGCAATCCTACCTCCTCACCAATCAATCATTTCAGCGCGTCCGCCTGACTCTCCAAGCATAAGGTCGGTTGCTGCCCAGACCATCGCGTCGATGGCGTCATCGTGCTCTAGCTCATCCATCGGCGTTGTCATCTGATCCTCTAGCTCGTGGAACGATCCGTGATGATAGCCGCGTCCCTGCTCATACAGCGCTGCGATAGGCTCAGCCCTCAGCACCTTGCCTCTGGTAGCTCTCACTTCCCTGTAGCTTACACTATCGTTCACCTGGCGTATAGTAGATTCGATCATGTCGCCGCCGTTGTTCACCTCGCCGATTATCCTGTCAGCGTGCCACCGGAAGTAGGCGCTCACTGCCTTGTTAGCCCACTCCTTCGGCGAGTACTTCCCGCTGAGATCGTCTAGGACGTGGAACTGATTCCCCAGCTTACCCGCAACGATGATACCTGTCTGATCGGAGTTGTCCTTAGCCGTCACCGCTGGATCTATCGCTACCACTATCCGATCGTAATCGAACTTCTCTACCGAGCGTTTGATGTCGTCATACTTCCACAGTGCCCTATCGTCGTCATCCTGCCACATGCCGAGCATAAACCGCTCACGCTTGCGTTTAGAGAAGCCTTGAAGCACCTGCATGTATTCCGGCGAGATGTTCGCCTCGTTGTCTATCGGGTTCATCAACAGTGAAGCATACAGCTCAGGATTGGCAAGCGGCGTCTTGTCTACTGGGTTGATCTTCTCGATGAACTGTCTGTGCGTCCAGTGTGCCTTGTGAGGCGGATTCTCATCGTAGTATGCTCGGTTGACTAGGCCTGACTTCTCAGCTAGGCGTGATAGAGCTGTTTCGACTGATCCGTGCATGATGTCCGATGTCTCATTAAACAGTATGGTCGAGTATTCCGTTCCGAGAACTCTGTCTGCGCGTTCATCGTCGTCTAACCCACCGATCCAGATCTCTGAGCCGTTCGGGAATGTGAGGAAGTAATCGCTGTTGTTCCACTCGACTTCCATATCAGGTGCAGCCAGCTTGAACATCTTCGGCAGCGAGTCCTTCCAGATGGCACGCTTAGCGTGTGCGAAGTACCTACGAAGGATAAGATGCCGCGACTTCACCTTGCTTGCACGGTACATAAGCGAGTAGAGCAGGACAATGCTCTTGCCGCTACGCCCTCCACCGTAAAGCAGGATGTGCCTTGCGTCGCCCATGAGGATGTTGATGGCCTCTTGTTGCTTGGGCGTGTAGTCGAATGTGCTATGCTGTTCCATTCCACCTCAGTAATCCGTAAGCGTTGGCAACCGCACTTTCTTCAGACAGCATCCGCATCCTCATTTCTGCTACAAATCCTTGTGCGCCTTATCCAAGTACACGATATTGATTCCGCCTTCGTGTTTCACGTCGTGCTTGTCTTTCCAATCAAAGTTCTTGAGTGCGAAGATAGGCCCTGAACCGCCCTTGCTGCGGAGATCCTGCTCGTATGCGTTCTCTACGAATAGCTTGGCCTTTTTTATCGTGTAGTGAAACTCTTCACTATATCCCTCGTAATTGATGAGGTCTGCGCGTGAAGTGAACCCAAGATACAACGCAAGTCCGGTGATCGTAATCTTGTCGAACGCTGTCTCATCGAAGTAATCGTCAATCGCTACGGACATCTCTGCAACCGTCTTGTACTTCCTCGGCCTACCGCCTGCGTGTTTCTCAGTCATCAGTCACCTCTTCCCGTCCACTTCTTGAGCAACTGCCTCTCTATCTCTTCCTTCGTTCTTTCGCGCGGCGGCTTCTTAGAGCCTGCCTGTTTAGCTGCTGTGTCATTCATCCTCTACCTCCTCAGGCGGTCCGCCCCATACCCACTGCGTGCCATCCCACAAGCCGGACCAGTCGTTTGCAACGTACATTCCAGGCGCATCTGTTAATTCCGGCCACTTCTCAGTCATCAGCTATCACCTTGCACAGTATACAGCGAAACGGACGGAGGCCGCTGCTCAGGCGCTTGGTCAACCCAGCGACTAGCGGAATGAAGAGGTAAAAGGAGCCGAGTCTGAACTCGGAGAAAACCTCGCCAAGCTTGCGTGCGTATCTCACTACGCGTGCCGTCCATTTCATATTCTATCCCTTCATCACACCGAGCGGGCGCAGTTTCACGACCACTTCAACTAGGTCCGATTCCGCAGCTATCACTTCGTCGATGTTCTTGTACGCTCCAGGGGCTTCGCTGATGTCAGGCGTTCCCTTGCGTGTCTTACCCCAACCACCGAACACGATGCCTTCCATGTCGGCCTCGCACTCTTCTACCGTATGCGTCCGGTTGAACTCAGCCCGTCCGCTTGCCCTTCCAGCGCCGTGGCTGCAGCTCTCGAATGATTCTGGATTACCTAGCCCGCGCACGATATAGCTAGACGTTCCCATACTGCCGGGAATAATGCCAAGCTGGTCCTTCTTAGCCTGCGTTGCTCCCTTGCGATGTACCCACACGTTCTTTCCGTAGTGGTTCTCGATAGACGCAAAGTTGTGATGGATGTTGATCTCACGCATGAAGTCAGCGCCAGTCATCTCTCTGACTACGCTCTTGAATACCGTAAGCATTGCATCTCTATTAGCCTGGGCGAACGCGAGTGCAAACTTCATCGCGTCGATGTACTGCGCTGCCTCATGGCTACCGATCGGAAGGAACGAAAGCGAGTCCTCGCCATTCCCTGGAGGCAACTGCGAATGCCACATTGCGCATCTCTTCATAGCCGCCTGGTTGTATTCCTTGGCAATCTTGTACCCGAAGTTGCGACTGCCACTATGGAGCATGAGCCATATAAGGCCGTTATCTCCCATCTGAATCTCGATGAAGTGATTGCCGCCGCCAAGCGTCCCTAGCTGTCGCCTTGCAGATGCCAACTCTCTCTGAACAACTGGCAAGTCAGGGGCCTTATCAAATCCATTCCACGCTTGATCTTCCTTGTGGTGATTGAATCCTGTCGGGATCAAGTATGAAAGCTCCTCAAGAACGTCCTCGATAAGCCCAGCGTCCATTCCAGTAAGATTCGTTTCTACTGACGCCATTCCACATCCAATATCGACACCAACAGCATTGGGGATCACGGCATTCTCACACGCAATGACACCGCCAATTGGCATCCCATACCCTCGATGGCAATCAGGCATCAATGCTACGTGATGGAACATAACTGGATGGTTCGACAGGTTGATTGCCTGCTGCATAGCGCCGTCTTCTACATCTTCGCACCAACTCTTTATCGGTATACGCCCATCAGTGTTCACCCATTTCATTTCATGCCTCCTTACTCGATACATTATACCCGATCCGCCGTGCAGAACACAGTTTAGAACACCATCCACCGCACGAACGCGAGCATCCCCCACACGGCCAGCGATGCTAGGCTGATTGCTATCAGGACGCCGATAGTCCTGCGTGGGCCGGGGATCATGCCGTTGCCTCTGGATACTTCTTCATCAGCCGCCGCAGATTTGCCATGTCCTGCGCCTTTTCTCGGTTTATGCGCTCGGCATCTCGCTTTGCGTATATCTCGTCGGATTCTTCCTGACTGATTACTCCAGCCTTAATAAGCGATAGGTTGCTCGGCTCGTCCTCAAACTCTAACTTGACACCATCATCGTAATCGTGTTCAGGCGTTATGTGGATGAATTCGCCGCCGCCAAGGTTGAGAATAATCTCCCAACTCCTGATAACCGCGCCCTCGATTGTCTTCCCAGATATATCGTCGCCTAACTTAAACTGTCTCATTTCTTACCTCCTCGTGAGGGATGAAAATGGTTAGCCGGGCTCGGCATCATTGCCGCCATCGCAGACTTCTCAAGGCACGCCGTACAGTTCATGCGCCGCGGATGTATCTCCCAGCTATGGAACCGGACGTTGTGTTCTGCGCCGCACTTATCGCACACGTATCGGATGCGCTTCATTCGTCTCCAGGCCACTCGCCAGCGATCAATACACCGCCGCGCTTCTCATTGGCTATCTGGATGGCGTGTTCTTCGTCTCTTGCCCATACGTGGAACTCTGCGTAAGTCGGATTGCCGCCATATCCTTGCACCACATTTCTGTCTGCATACTCGCCGCTACACTCATACACCTGTCTCAAATTCGTCCACTCATTTAATGGAACATTGCCTTCTCTGTCCATCGCAACGCAGAATGCTTTCATACCAGCAGGGCGCTGCTTCAACTTCGAGTCTAAATCATACTCCTCGATGCGTTCATTGGCGTTGAAGTATTTAGCAGCATCTTTCGCTTTCTTGTATGTAGAGAACGCGCCGATAATCGTGTAGTCTTCGTAATCGCCATCACTTATCAGATAGACTTTCATTCGGCATCCACCTTCGTCAGCCCATCGTAGCCCTGATTCGCTATCTCACGATCTATCCGTTCACGCGCCCACAGCAGTATGTCCATGTTGTACGATCCATTCTCAGACGCGCCGCTGAACTCAAAGCTGTTGGCCATCACGCCGTCCTCAGTAACAGATACGCATCCAGTCTTCGTAATCATCACGCCTCCCATACCTGGCCGTCGTTCTGCGTAGGACTACTCCCCGCGCACCATTCGCACCACTCCTGATGGATAGCCATCGGCACATACGGCACGTCTAGCACTAGCGTACCGGCGAGGCCTTCGTTAAGCAGGAACCGTTTCGTCTCGAACATGATTAGCCCCTTCTCAGCTAACGCGGCCAGCGTCCTCGGATTGTGTGCGCCCATCCGCCCTGTCGCTATCTCGCTGAAGCACTCGCGCTGTCGCCCTCTAAGCCCTCGGAAGCGTTTCATCGTTCACCACATCGTTCACCCATCCGCCTCAAGTTGCCCATCACCATGAACGCACTGATCGCGCACGCTGGCACAGTTATCACTAGCCACAACGTTGCCCAGCACCATACAGTGACGAACAGATAGCCAGCGAATTGAACGCCCCAGAATGCCGCCCACCGCCCCGCGTGCATCTTTCTGCTGATCCATATATCTAGTCGCCTAAACATCATGCCTCCTTTAGCTGCCGTATACGCGCATCAGTCTCAGAAATGGCATCTTTGCACTTAGCATTCTGATAATCCAGCTTGGCCTCTAGCCATTCCTTCTCTGAGTAGAATCTATTAAGGATCTTGTCACAGTCTTCACACACCTCAACGTATTCACTATACACATCAAACCTCACGTTCTTGTGAGGGCATTCGAGTTGCTTCACACGAATCTCTAGATTTCTCAATTTGAACATTGTCTTCTTCTTCATCATGCCTCCTTTGGAACGAAGTGAATGAACGGTTCTTCGCTGCCGTCTGGCCGCATCAGATGTCCGTTCTCGGCTCGG